GTTTTTCACTCTTTTAGCATTATTAGTTGCACTTTGAGGGTAATCAGAATACCCTTCTTGCTTTTGTTCTTTCTTTGAACTTAATGGATGCCCACTAGGAAAAAGATCTGTATCATGTTTTCCAGATCTAAACCTTTCATTTTTTAGAGCGTAAAGGAAAGAATTTACGCGAGCATATGCCCATTGGTCTGCATTGTTTACACTAGGTCGCACACTACTTGGATTAGTATTATAAGCACCAACCCCTCTTTTAAATACTGCTTTAAGTGTTCTTAAATTTGTTTTTTTATAAGCAACTGTTACTGACTTATTATGATCTTCAACTTTTTTTTTTAAACCTTTTTCAACCTTAGCAGATACTTGCTTTTCTTCTTCTTCTTCATGATAATTCTTTTTAGCTTCTTCATATTCTTCATGAGTATCAAAAGGCATATAAAAAGTTTGTCCATCAACATTATGTGAATGTGATCCACTCCCACCCATTTGTCTTGCTCTTTCTTCTGCTTCTTCTCTAGTTGTAAAATTATCAGGCATTCCTGTAACTTCATATTTGATTGCCATTTTATCCATATCTCCCATAGGTTGAGGATCTGGAAGTTCTACTTCTTCACCACTTACAGGCAATAGATTTGCAGGTATATAATAATCATTTAATACATCATTATCTTCTTCTGCATAACTCATTGCAGCTCTTTTTTCATTTGGAGTTAGCCACCATGCTTGAGACATTTGTTGAACTATTTTTTCCATATCTTCTTGTAACTCTGGAATTACAGAAAAATCAAAATCTAAATATATCTTTTCTCCAAATTTAGGTGATAACCATCTATTTAATTCATCTCTAATTTTATATAACTCAGGCATTATACAATGCTGATACAATGCAGCTTTTGCACTTTTTTGATTATTGTATGTGCTAGATTCAGTATTATTAAGAAGTTGAACAGGCACATTGAATATATTACAAAGATCCTTAACACTCGCATTATATTGCTCTATTAGTGAAAGATCAGATGCAGATAAACCAAAATTAACCCATGATAACTTTTTAGGAGTTATAATGACATCACCAGCATTATTACTTGATTGATAACTGCTTTTAAATTTATCTTTCAATTGTTGTGCTTGGACTTCATTTAAATCTCCCTCATCTGACATTAAAACACCTCTAGCCATTTGATTTTGTAAGTAGCGAACACCTGTTTGTGCAGCTTCATTATTTGTAGTCATAGCTCTAAAACCAGCTTTCAATGGAGATTGTCCATATAAGTGAGATCCAGATCCATCATAATAAGGTTGAAAATCCTTAATATGGCATATTAACTCTGCTGGTATTTCTGTTTGTCCATTATACTCAACTCTATAAGATTGAACAGGTTCCATGATTCCACCACTAACAACCTCCATAATTTGAGAAGGCATGACATACAATTCTTTAAATTTTCCTATATTATCTCCTGTCTCTGGTGCTATGCCATATATATATCTATTACCTGTTAGTTTACCAAAAGCAACTAGTTCTGAGATCCAACTTGCATAACTTTGAGATGGATTAGGTCGATCTAATAATTTATGTAGATCAGTATGTTCTAATTCAACTAAGGCGTGCTTTTTAATCATGTTTGCTTTTTGCATAGCAGTACTATCAACTATGCCTGATGTCATTGCTTTATATTTTTTTAAATTATTTTCGGAAACCTTTTCATAAACACATAAAGGCACAGTTGAAGCTGATTTAGCTATTAAATTTATTATTGAATAAACAGTCGCATTTTTTCTATAACCTTCATTAATATAATTATCATCATTCTCAGGATTCCAGACAACTGATTGACCTAAGAAATTATAAATAGCTTGGTTATATTCTTTGGCTGTTTGTTGAGTATTTTTAACTATAAGATTTTTAAATCTCTCAAAGAATGTTGCCATTAATATAAAATTTTCTGTAAAAATACAAAATAATAAATTCTTATATTATATAACAAAAAAATCATATCTGTTTTTATATCTTGAATAAGTAGCATATCTCAGAGCATCCATTAAATGATTCATTTTATCTACAGGTTTATTAATTATTGTACCATCTTTTAATTCTTCCCACAAATAACTTTGTTGCTCTTTCTTTAAATTAATTGATTCATTTGAAACTATTATATCAAATTCTTTCAATAAAGAAATACCTGCATTTATTGATCCCTGACCTTTTATCGCTGGTTTTGCCCATACATCCATTTGTTTTAGTTCTTCTATGCTTTTAGGTTCTGCTGAATCACAAAAGGTTATTTTATGATTTAAATTATTAGATTTTAAAAATTCAGCTAAATCTCTATTTGTCATTCCTTTTTTATATAACCATTCATGCACATACAATTTATCTCCAACTCTTGCCACTTCACAAACTGCTGCTACATCTTGAGAGTAGCCAAAATCAATACCAATTATTGTATCATCAAATTCAGGAAAATCTTTTTTATCTATATATTGCCAATCTAAAAATATTTGTCTTTGACTAAATACAGCCCTTTGTCCTTCACCATAAACTCTCCAATAATCTGGATCTTTGTCTTTTATTCTTTCTATTTCATTAACCAATTCATCAGGCAAAAATTTATTGTCTTTATAAGTTGATATAAAAGTTTCTGCATCTGTACGATCCATTAAATCATAAATCCAATGTATAGGATCAGATGGATTGAAATCAATTAATATATGACCTCTAGTTCTCATAGCTAATTGCCTATAATCTTCAAAGAGTAATTCATTTGCCTCATTTAACCAGAGTATGTCCCTTGCAGATCCTCTGATTTTCTGAGCATCATCCGCACTAAAAAACTCTAAAGTATGACCATTATATTCAAAAACATTTTCTGATCTATTATGAACCCCCTGCCAATATATTCCTAAATTTTTAGAGATATGTAAAAAATCTCTTATTACAGATCTTTTTAGTGCTGGTAATGTTTTTCTTACTATTGATATAGTTAATGGATCTTTTTGTGTTGTCATGAGGTATAAACAATATTGCTGTAAACTCCACGATTTGCCAGATCTAGTGCCTCCCTGAAATATTTTTAATCTAGCTTTAGAATTAACTGCTTGATAAAACTGCTTATTGCAAAACTCTTTTATTCTTTTTCTTTTGCTGGTGTCCATTCAATTAATTTACTGCTAATGCTCGTATCATGCTGGATCTCTTGCCTTTCAACAAAACCTCTTTTTTTCCCTTTTGTTTTTAAGTAAAAAAATATTGATGATTCTTTTTTATCTCTAATATTTTCAACCAACTTGCTCTCAGCAAAATCCAAAGCAACATTCTCAACATCATCAACTTCTTTTTTATATTCAGGATCTTCATTAATCCATCTGTAATGTGTTGCTCTGTGAATGCCAACTAATTTACAAGCAGGTGAAACAATTCCCATTGTTTTCTCCAATGCTTCAATCATTGCTCTTTTTTTAAGTGTCGCATTTTGTCGTTTTTCCATTTGACAAAAATAAATAAAAAAGGAGAAATCCTAACAGTGAACCACTGTTTGGGACTTCCCCTCTAAAAAGATGCGTTTTTGTTATCTTTTTAATTAGAACTGACCATTGGTTTTAATTTAAAATCATCTTGTTCAATATTAATCTGTATTTGATTTCCATTTGGGCAACATGGAACTTCTAAATCGAGATCATAACAAGTTTTATCATTTGGATTCCAAACAAAAAACCTTTCTCTTGCTAGATAAAAAAGATGCATTAGATCTTCATTTGATAAAGTATGATATAATTCTAGTAATTGTTTATGATATTCAGTTTGCTCCATTATATAAAATTCTTGAATTTAATAAAACATTTAATTGATCTTCTTTAGATCCTTTAATTCTGCCACACAAAGGGAACATTTCTGTTTGAACCTTTGTGCCTTTTTTGTAAACTCTTTTACCAATTTTAGTATTTTCTTCTAATATTTCATATCTTCTTCCATGATAACCAGCAACATCTCTATCAGCTTTTTTAATTGTTTTTGATCCAATATATTTACCATTGATTCTATAATCAATATTATATCCGAAAATTTCAAATTCTACTTTCATATTAATAATTTAAAAGTTCAACTATATATCTAGAGTATTGATAACCCTCATTATTTACTAGAAACAATCTGTTTCTCTTTGAAACTAGATAGCATAATTCATTATCATTACCATCTGGATAAATATTATCAAATGCACTTGTAAAACCATCTACAATTTTTGTAGATAAATTTCTAATTGCTTTTTGTTGTGTAGAATTTAGATCTCTAAAATCTACTGATTCCATAACTTCTTCGAAGTTAGTTTTACTTTCAAATGGAATATTAAAAGTTCCGTTTTCTACTCTTGCAAGTATTTCCCAATTTTTAGTGTTTGTGTTCATATCTTTTTAATTATTTGATTATTATACTTCAAATATAAAAAGAATATTTTAAATCACAAAGTTTTTTTTAAAAAAAAAGAAAAATTTTTAAATATTTAATTTAATAGTAAACTGATTTGCTTTTCTTTGAACCTTTGAAATCATATTTGGATATAATCTAATAAGCTTTTTTATACATGATTTCTCCATTTCTATTGTTCTGTAATCCTTACAACCCCCATCTTTTACCCAATGATTGTTTTCCCAATGCAAATATCTTATTCCTAATATTCCCCCTTTATCTTTAATATGTCTTAAACAAATTTCATAATCTTCTTTAACAGGAAAATTTTCATCAAATAGATATTCTCCATCATTAATAATACCCATTAAAGAAGCTGTAACATAAGTTCTAGTTAATATAGGTTTATATGGATAAGTTCCCCTGGGTGAACTTTCAGTTCTTGTACCCCATATTTTATAACCCAATTGATTACATAAATCAAAATATTTTAAAAACTCCTCAATCCAGAAACTTTCCTCTTTAATCTGGATCTTTTTTGTTCTTCTTGTATCCAAAAAATTATATCCACAATTTACAACATCATCATCAATCATGACTACATTTTTCTCGTTTGTGTTTTTTAATATCCAATTTCTTGTTTTTGTAATGCCTTGAACATCCTTAGGAACACACTCAATATTTTTTATAATGCCTTTATATTGATGATATTCAGATTCAGGAATAAAAAAAACTGCTGATTCTTTTAATATTTTATCTGTGGAAGTTAATCCAGCTCTGCCTTTACTTGGTACTGCTATTAACATATCTTTTTTTAAAATCTGACCACCAAATAACCCTTTCAATTGCAACTGAATCAAATGCTGATCCCTTTTTATACCCCCCTCTCCTAACCATTTTTAATTTTAATGATTCTTTTAATTCTTCCCAATCAACAGAATTAGGTTCTGCCATTATTAATACATATTCTTTAGGAGGTTCTAATTGAACAGATTGAGGTAATTCAATTTCCTCATCATCTTCTAAATCATCAATTTGATCTTCAATGGGTACATCTAAACCCCAATTTTCTAATACATCTAAATCATAATCATTTGCCAATATATCCCACTCCCATTCACCATAACCAATATTATCTTTAACAACAAATTCTTTTTTCTTTTCTTCACTCCAATCTTTTGCTATCGATATATAAACTTCCTTTAATCCAGCTTTTTTACAAGCTTTTAATCTCATATTGCCACCTAATACAACCATGTTTTCATCTACAACAATAGGTCGTTTTTCTAACATCTCAGGAAATTCTTTTATAGATTTTACGAGCTTTTTAAATTTTGATTCACTTATATAACGAGGATTACTAGTATTTTCTTTTACTAATTTTATATCAATCTTTTCCATTGTTTTTATTTTTTTCATATAAATACAAATTTAGATCCCATATTTTATCACTTGCAATTTTTTGATTTTTATAAGTTTTTGGAGATCTTGTAATTTTACCATTGTTATCAACTTCAACATAAACATCTTTTCTATATTGAATAGGTACTATATAAATTTTAATTCCATGTGCTAAACACCATGATTTTGCTTCTAAATATTTATTCAATCCCTTTATAAATTAAATTAAGATCATCATGATCATTATACATTTTTTCAATATGTAAAGCTAAACCTAATACTAAATAATTTAAAGCATCTGCATATCTACTTTCAATAGGTTCTGCTGCATGCATATTCGGATTATGAGCATGAGATAATATCGCTTGTACATGTTTATAAAAAAACACAGCCCACACTTCCTGTGCTTCTAATCCTAAATTTTCTGCTGTACTTTTAAAATTATGTAAAACATCAGAATTTTTATTTGTATATTCTGGTTGCTTTTCATTCATTATTTGCTGTGCATAACTTAATAAAGTTTGTTTTATTTCATTTAATTTTTTATGATCCATATTAAAAAGGTATATCGTTATCTTTAATTACTTCGAATTTATTTTTTTTCTTAATTGATTTATAAACACCACCATTTTTAAAATCAGGTGCTATTTCAAATGATCCTAATTGACCATTTTCTTTTCTTTTGACTTTCTCAACATATACATTAACACTATCAGAACCATATTCTGTTCTTTGTCCTATATTTCTGTAAATTATAATTCCATTATAAGCTTTATTAAAAAAATCAGCACTTCCAGATATATCATATAAAGTTGGTTTTTTATATTGACCTCCTTCACTTTCAATTTTTCTGGGGTGAGCTACTAAAAACAAATGTGTTTTTGTTTGCTGACAAAATTGTGTAATTTCACTTAATGTTTTTCCAATATATGAATGATCTCTTTGTGCTGAATGATCAAGCATATTCCATGGGTCGATTACACAAACATTAATACCTTTTTGAAAAACTAATTTTTTAAATGCATTTAATATAGATTTTAATGTCAAGTTTTCAAGATCTATTTTGATCCAATAAAAATGTTCTTCAATAAAATCTTTAACATCATTTAAATCATCATTATTACAATTTTTAGACATTAATTTATTAGCTATTCTTTTTATATGTCCTTCATATGGAAAACTTTCTGGAGAAAACATTGCACAACGAAAACCATGCTTCATTGTTATATTACATAAAACCTGATCTAATACATCTGATTTACCAGAGTTAGGTATTCCAGATAATACAGACCATTCACCAAATGCCATTTTAAAATAATTATCACCGCCATCTAATCCAATTGTAAAATTTTCAATACCACTTTCATTATAAGATAAAACATTTTGCCAAATATTATCAATATTTATAACACCTTCAATTGGAAAATCTTTAGCATTTTTAATTGATTTTCTTAAATACTCAGCACCTTTTTTTATTAAAACCTCATTGGCATCTTTACAATCTTCAAATTCAACATATTTACATCTATAAGATCCAAACCTTCTTGCTAATTCATTTCTTAATGATAAACCAGCTTCATCATTATCTGTGCAAATAATAATTAATTTTTTTTCTTTAAAATATTCAAAACAATTATCTAAATAATCTAGTTTTTGTTTACCTTTATTTGCACCATTTGGAACTGATACAACTGAATATAGACCAGCTTCAAACATAGCTAAAGCATCCATCTCTCCCTCTACTATATAACAAATATTAGAATCTTTAATATTATTAAGACCATAAAAAATTAATTCTGCACCAGTAACTAATTTAAAATTTTTCTCACCATCTCTAAATTTTATATTTATTATTTGATTATCTCTGTAATAATTAAAATTTATAACTCTCCTTTTTACTTTCAATTGAGGTATGTATTCAATACTTTCACCTATTTTAAAATGTAAAAGAGTAGCTTCTGAAATACCTCTATTTTTAAACCATGATATAATTCTTGAATTAAGATTAGTATTTATCTTTTCAGGAATTATAAATTCTTTCTTCTTTTTAAATTTGACATTTCCATTCCATCCACAATGATGACAATGATATAAACCATTTTCAATGTCTACTGATAAACATGGATCTTTTTTATTTTTTCTAGTATGAGAACATTTTGGGCATGTTGTTTTATTACTAGATCTTTTAATATTTATTCCTAAATTTTTAAGTTCTTCAATATAATTCATAAATATTTTTTAAATATAAAAAAAATTTTATATATCAAGATCTTCAATATCTAATAATTTATTTTTATCTAATACATAAGCCATTACTCTTGTCATTCTTAAATTTTGTTTTTGAAATATCATTTTATTCGTTGCAAATCCTTCAAATCTATATCTTGGAAATATACAGCTAAACAATGCAAACAATTGACATTCTGTTTTTGCATACTCAGGTATCATCAATGGATTATCTGGATTATTATTAACTTTAATATCAATTGTTTTATTCCAAATAAAAGCATCATAATAATCTGTGCCTAATGTTTTACTTGTATTTTTTATTGTAAAGTCAGGAAATAAATTTAATTCTCTGCAAAAAATAAACTCCCCACCAAATCCAATAATATTTAATTCAACCTTTGAAACTTCATTAACAGTTTTAAAACCATCCCATCCTGTCTTTTTTTTATTAATGTGTCTTTTTTGAGCAGTTAGTTTTACTATCTCTTGCTCGAATTTATTTAGCTTATATATTTTCCCTTTATTCATTTTTTAAATAATTTTTTATTTCTAATATTTCAGATTTATTTAATACTTGACTTAAATTAAATTCATTTAATTGAGTACCATCATTTAAAATTGCACCTAAACCTAATCTGCCTGTTAAATCAGTATAGATATTAAATTTTTTAAGATTTTTTATTTTTTGAAAACCAGATGGTTTATTTTCTTCACTATATATTGCATCAAATCTATAAATCCATTTATCTCCATTTTTATCCACATTTCTTAATTTAGGCAAACTTAAAAATTGATTTTTCCAGAAATGATCTTCTCTAATATGTTTTACAATTTTATAAACATTTCTTAAATTATAACCATCAATCCTTTGTAAATGATCCAAAGTTTTTTCCCATCTTTTTATTTGAGAATCATTTTTAGGATGAAATTTCTTTGGAAATAATTTTATAAAATGATCTAATACATTAGTATTACTTTTATATATATTATTATTAGTATTACTTTGTGGTTGATTTTCAGATTTCTGATTTTCAGATTTCTGATTTTCTAACTTCTGATTTTCTTTTAATATATAATTATACCCTTTAAATTTACCATCAATATGTATTCTTTTTTTTTCTAAATAACCTAACTCAACCAATTCTTTAATTTTACTTGAAACTGCAGATTTACTTTCTTTAAAATGTCCACATATAAACTCTACTGTAATTTTTTGATCCGCATCATGAGAAAATAGCCAAGCATATAAACCAGTAGCACCTACTGAAACACCAGTATCTCTTAATATATAATTTGGTATAATAGTAAATCTATCAAATTTTTTAGGTTTGATAATAATATTATATTTCATATTTTCTTAAAGTTCATCAACAAGCCCCATCACACGATCGCAAAAATATCTCAACTCTGAATATACTTTATTGAAATCATTATAGCTCATTTTTTTTTCTTCATGCAGATACCATAATAAATCTATCAAGATATTAAATTCATTTTCTGTTGCTTCTCCTATATATTTATAATCATAAATAAAATTTTCTGATGATGTTGTTGTCCATCTAACTTTTTGTGTTTGTTCATCAAAATAAACAGACCTAGATTTTTTCATTATTAAAATAATTGTCAATTGTTGTTATTACTTTATCTAAATCATTTGACCATGTTGCATGCCAACCAGCTTTCTCTAAGTCCTGTAACCATTTTTTTTGATTTTCACTTGGTTTATTATAACCAATTTTTAATTCTATTGCTAAACCATTATAAAATTTATTTGGATTAAAAATCATAATATCAGGTAAACCAGCTTTTGATCCTAATATTTTCATTTTATATCTTTCAAATGGAGATCTTCTCCCTTCATTTGATATATGAGTATAAATTGCATTCGAATATTTATTTCTAATATAATTCATTACTTTATTCTGCATTTTATCCTCTTTTCCTAAATATTTATCAAATGGATTAGCCATAATTTAAATAAAATTATAAAAAATTATTCCAAATCAGCCAATCTATATATTGTTTCAGTTAATTCCTCTACTTTTACTTTTAATTGATTATTCTCTATTATCATTAAATTATACTCAACTAATAACTCATTTAGTGATTTATCAATTTCTTTTTTATTATAAAAATCAAATTTGTTAAATAATTGATTGCATTTGATTCTAACAGATTGATCATGCTTCATTATAAATGGTAATTCTCTAATGCCATGCATTACAGTTGCATGAGATTTATTTACAGATCTTCCTATTTTTTCAAAACTAAAACCACCAATTTCTCTACATATTTTATAATAGCATGCTCTAGCAACAACATATTCATATTGCCTAGATTTTAAAGAAATATCTAAATCAAAATGTTTATTTACAATATTTTTATATTTTTTCATTTTTTAATTATATATGATCCATCTTCTCCAACAGTACTGAAAGATGTTTCAGGATTATATAAACTAATTTCTTTAGTAACTTGATAATGTTTCCAATCATTAAATGCACTTTGCCATTTTTTTCTACCTAGTTTAATAAAATCATCATCTAAAGTATGCACTACTA